ATGGTTCAAGGGGCGGTGGTTAAGAGCAACGACATTGGTCTGTCGGCTACGCGGACTTTCATCAGAGACAAGGTGAGCGGTCTGTTGATTGACCGCACCGAGCAGATCAGTGAGGAGCTCGACGCACACCGGCATCTGACTGACGAGCAGATCAGCGAGACCTTTGGTGTGGTTTCGATGCGCTACCAGAGCGGAGATCCTTTCAGTCATCACGGAGCTGCGAAGTCCAGGTATCTCGGCACCTGGATGATGTCTCACTTCGATATAACCAAGGACGCTGCTAAGGAATACATCAGCGAGTGGCTGGCGCAGGGCCGTTTGGTTAAAGAGCCGCACCCGAAAATTCAGCGAGCTCAGGGTCTGAGATATGAGCCCTAAACTTCATACAAACTTCATAAAAACTTCATATCCAAAATGGCGTATGAAGTATATGAAGAAGAAGTTCTATAAGAATAGAACTTCTTCATCATCATATTTCTGGCTTCTTGGGCCAACTTCACTTCATCTTCAACATCACTCCCGATGGAAGCTCTGAGCGATGAGCAGGAAGGCGGTTGGAATACCTTTGTTTCGTCCGCTCGAAAGGTGGGTCTCGCACCGTGCGATCGAGACTGTGAATACCGTGTCCGCTGTTTTAATGACCGCCTGGCTTGCCATCCGTTTTTGCGTTGGGTTCATGCCGGCGGTCGCGTGTTTCCGAGCGATCGGTTTCCGCGAACCGGATGATCTACGAGAGGATCTTTCCCAATGATAAACAGCCGACAAAAAGGCGCAGCCGGTGAGCGTGAGGTTGCTACGATCCTGCGCGAAGAGCTCAAGCTAGAGATCCACCGGAACTGGCAGCAGCAGGCTGCCGAAGGCGGTGCGGATCTCTCTGGCGTGCCAGGCTGGGCGATCGAGATCAAGCGGGGTAAGAACATTCGCTTGAGTGACGCTTGGCAGCAGGCGGCAACGCAAGCGGCTAGAACCAAATCTAAGCCGGTCCTGATTTACCGATTCGATCGACAAGACTGGTTTGCGATGATGAGCTTCTTTGATCTTCGGCCGGACCTTCACGACCACAGCCAGGTCACGATGCCGGTGATGTCCTGGTGCAACCTGGTGCGGCGAGAGCTCGATGGCACTGAGTCTTGAGCACTTCAAGCTGCTGAACCCAAAGGCGAACCAGTATGCGCCTGGAACTGGCGGAACGCCTGACGTGACATGGCAAGAGGTTTGTGATCTGTTGGCTACAGTGACGCCATTGTGCCGGGCTTATGCTCGGTTGCAGTACGCCGAAGACAAGCGGTTTGCATGGGTTTTAGTTGAATCGATAACCAGGGAAATGGCTGGTGAGGACCGAAAGAAGAAACGTCCGCTTTGGCCGGATCAGTTGATGTGGCTACGCTTTGCCGAGATGGCCGTTTTTGTTTGTTCAAAAGGGCTGCACTTGACACGGAAACAGAAGGCCGAAGAGCTCGGCATTCGTTTCTGGACACGCAAGCACGAACAATCGTTGCGGTTATTGATGTCAGCTCTCGATGAACTCGATTATGAGCTGCGTGTTGCGGTGAGGAAATGGAATAGACAGCAGGAGTCGGCATATGGATAATCACGATCGCCGTAGTATGTATAGCCGCCTTCGAGGCGGTTTTTTTCATGCTGGCCCATCCATCAAATCACCGCGTACAACAACTCCACGGTGACCCGAAGGACGCGGCGGACGATGCGATCGGATGGTTGATCGGCTGAAAATATATATCTTTTGTGTGCGCACACACAAAAGATTTTGGTTCCGGTTTTTGAACCCGAACTCCCACAAACCAGTTCAGTAACCCGAACTGTGTTCCGGTTTGGGATTCCATCCCACCCGAACCGGTTCGAAGCCAGTGTTTTCGCCGTTTGTCCCATGTTTTGTCCCCCAATCCGGCGAAACCTGAGCAATACCAACGATTATCGGCCCATGTCGTACCCTCATCGAGTGTGTGGCCTGGGCGCCAGCTCCACTGGCGGCCGATTTCCTGGCCGATCGGGCCTCAGATCCCCACCGTTTTAGTATGGGCAGAGCTCCCATTTATGGGCGAAAAACGGGTTGTTAATGGGGGGGTACCCCACCCCCTTTTATTTTTTAAAATTAATATGAATATCTCTTCCGAAATCTCGGGGGGGATTTTCGAGTATTTAAGGAATATCTTATATGCGAACATCGATGCAAGAAACCTTCGTCAAGGAATTTGTACTCACCGGAAACGCTACGCAATCCGCCATTAAGGCTGGCTACTCATCAAAGACTGCGTACCAAAAAGGCCACCAACTCAAAAACCAGTTCACCGTCGAGATCGAAGACGCCACGCGACAGGCCATGCGCGATGCAATACCTGGCGCCCTGGCGCAGATCAAAGAGCTCGCGGCCGCGGCTGATTCCGAATCCGTCCGGCTCCAGGCAGCCAAAGACATTCTCGATCGCGCCGGCCTAAAGCCAACCGAACGCATCGAACAGATCACAGTCGAGAAGAGCACCGATGAGCTCCGTCGAGAACTTGCACAACTAATGAGCAACGAGAGTGTGCCGGAGATCGAGGACATCCCGACCACCCTCAACTGATGCCATTCACGTCAGAGAAACAGCGCCGATGGATGCACGCCAACCAACCGGCGATGGCAAGACGCTGGGAGGCTGAAAGTGGCAGCAAGACAAAAAAACGCCGCAAGAAGAAACGCAAGTCCAAAAAGGACTAATCCAGTTGCCAAGTACGCACACCAGTACAACGGCGCGAAGACCTTCCGCGACCGTACCAAGTACCACAGACCCAGCAACGGAACGCAGGGATCTAAAACGTAAGATCGAGCTGATCACGAAGATCCGTGATCACGAGACTTTCAACGCGATCGAGTATTACGACCCGTACCCGTACCAGAAGCGTTTCCATGATACGGGGGCCAACTGTCATCAGCGATTACTGATGGCTGGGAACAGAATTGGAAAATCGCATTCTGGAAGTTTCGAGACAGCCTGTCACTTGCTTGGGAAATATCCAACCTGGTGGGAGGGCAAGCGGTTCAGAAAACCGATCGTCGCCTGGGTGGGTGGCGTCTCGAACGAAACCGTAAGAGACATCTGCCAGTTCGCTTTGCTCGGCACACCGGGCAATCCGATGGAGCTCGGCACCGGCATGATTCCGCGTCATGCGATTACCAAGACCGAGCGCAAGCCGGGCGTACCGAATGCGATCTCGGTGACGCAGGTGAAACACATTTCCGGCGGCACCAGCTACCTGTACTTTCTCGCCTACCTGATGGGTCCAGAGCGCTGGTACGGCCGCAGCGTTGACTTCGTGTGGCTCGATGAAGAGCCCCCTCGAGAGATTTATTCCCAGGCGGTGACTCGAACATTGGACAAAAGAGGCTGTGTCGCAATGACGTTCACGCCAGAACATGGCATGACGCAGACGGTCGCGAGTTTCATCAATCGATTGCAGCCAGGGCAAAGCCTGACGAATGCCGGCTGGGACGACGCCACCGATAAGGTGAAAACCGTGGTGAATCAAAAGCCCGGCCATCTTAACGAAGCGATGATGGAACAGATAATGAGTGCGTATAGCCCTCACGAAAGGGAGATGCGCCGAAACGGCCGGCCGTCAATTGGTTCGGGCCTGGTGTTCCCGGTGGCGGAAGAGAAGCTGATGATCGATCCTTTTCCGATACCGGATGATTGGCCAAGAATTTCGGGCCTGGATCTCGGCTGGGACCACAAGACTGCGCTGGTCACGATCGCTATAGATCCAGAGACCTATGACACAGACGAAGAAACAATTTATGTGGTTGACTGCTATGGACAAACTAAAACGCCGCCGCATGTTCACGCAGAATCGATTAAGACACGCAACACCGGGCCGATTGCGTGGCCGCATGACGGACACCGGAGAGATTCGATGGGTAACCCAGGACTGGCCGACCAGTACCGAAACCTCGGTCTCAATCTTCTACCGATGCACTTCACCAACCCGCCGGCACTAGGAGAAAAGAAAGGCGGTAATTCGATTGAAGTCGGTATTCAGAAAATGGTGACGATGATGGAACAGGAGCGTTTTAAAGTTTTTAATACCTTGACCGACTGGTGGGAAGAGTGGCGTCAATATCATCGTAAAGACTCGAAGATCGTACCGCTTAATGACGATGCCATGTCAGCCACACGCTATTGCGTAATGAGCACGCGCTTCGCGCAGGCCACTGATGATCCAAGCTGGTCGAGGAAACTTGAATACCCAGAGCTAGGACTGGTCTGATGAACCTTCTTGATTACCGCCCCCCAGGACTGGAGGGGCTGCTGGGTTATCTCAAAGAGTATCCCGGCCGTGTGAAAGAAGAATTCATGGAAGGCGCCAGTCAGCTTCGACCAGGCGTCAATCAAATGCTGCCGGCTATGCAGATGGCGTATTCGGCTTTCACTCCAGCGATCGAAGACATTGCGCTCCAGGGCGGCAACCTGCTGGCCCCTGGTTTGAATCAACTGGCCCAAGGTCAGTACGAAGCGCAGCAAGCGCTCGCACAACAGCTCGGCTTACCGGACTCCGGTTTGCTGGCTGAACGTCAGGATATTACCGGCGAGCAGTTGGCAACCCCATTATTGCTGGCGGGATCTCTGGCGCGAGGCAAGTTCCCGAACTGGATGTCGCCTTCACAAAGGGCAATCACAGCCGCACAGCCCAAAGCCACAGGACAGCAGTACGCCAAGGCACTCGAAAAAGAAAAAGGTGCTGTAGCCGAAGCCAAACAAACAGGCTTACTGGCAGCCCTTCAAGACACGCCCGGCACCATAACGCAGGAACAGGCGTTAAGCCTGGTGTCTCCGTTGGATCTGACGGAAACGGTACGAGGTGTTCGCGGTATCGAAGGACGTGATTATGATTGGTGGAGAAGACGAACAGAGGAACTTTTTTATGCAGATTCTCCAGAGGAATACCAACAAGCAGTAGCAAATCGAGATCGCCTTCAAGACACTGGCTTGCCTACTAAATACGGCGACGACGAAAAACTAAACCTCCCCGGCGGCACCAACCCGAAAGAGATACTGGTGCAGTTGCCATTTCCGAAGTTGGCCGACTTTGATTCGCGGGAAGCATACGACGCGGCTATTGGAGAACAAGACCTTAGAGGTGGTGTTTACACCGGAGGCCACTGGAGCGAACCCAACGTCCTAACCCACATCCGAACCAATGAACGTGATGTCGGCGGTAAGAAAGCACTACACGCAGAAGAATACCAATCGGATTGGCATCAGCAGGCGACGGGTGAAAGAACAAAAAAAATAAAGCGATTAGCACATGAAAGTGAAATTTCTAGGGAAGAGGCGCAGAAGTTAGTACCTAGTGATTGGGGGTATCACAAACAAGTTTCACAATCTGAAGTAGAAAATGCCAGAAGGGAACGAGATCGATTAAAGGATGCCCTTGATAAAAAACAAACGGAATTATTGGTTGCCATAAAAAAGGATGCAGAACCTTATATTTTGTCCGGAAGGGAGATAAACGATAAGTTATTCCAGAATTCAGAGTGGCGTGAATTAGGCGAACAGACTTCCCAAGCTAGTAAAAATCTGAACTCTTTGATAAGGCGTAATGCCAAAGCAGTCCCAGACGCCCCCTTCAAAAAGACATGGCACGAACTCGGATGGAAACGCCACTTCATGGAAGCCATCCGCGATCCATCCATCGAGCGTTTAACGTGGACAACGGGGGATGTGCAAGCGGATCGTTATGACTTGTCTCGGTTTATCGCTGAAATCAAAGTTAAACCAAATAAAACTTGGGGCGACAATTGGGATCTTTTCATTAAATATAAGGAAGGAACTACCGGTCTTGGGGGGGTTACTGAAGAGCATCTACCCCGTGTCGGAGAGTCAGATGAGTATGGAAATCTTTCTGATTGGGTTGGTAAGGAAATGGCCGATAAGATCGAGAATGATGCTGACGGCAGTTTGAAAACCTACTCTGGCCTCGACTTGGAAATGGGAGGTGAGTTCCACAAAAACCTCTACGACAAGAAAATCCCGCAGTTCGTTAAAAAGTTTTTGAAACAGTTTGGTGTTGAGCCGCAGTTAATTAGATCCCCACGATTTCCAGGTGGACAAGTTACTAAGGCTGATTGGTCTGGTAGTTGGGGAATTATGGATGCTGATGGAATGCTAGACACCGCTAACACCTGGAAGACGCGGGAAGAAGCAGAAGAAGCATTGAATCAAGAATACTGGTACATCGACATCACACCCGAAATGCGCGAACACTTTTCAGAGCAGGGAATACCACTGACCATGATTGATCAGCCTAAGACAGGATTACTGGCATACGCATAATGGCAAAGCAACCAAAATTAACAGAAGAGCAACTGCTCACTCGAATTCATCAAGAGATTCGCGGCGCAATCGGTTATGGCGGAGACGAGGTTTCGGTACAGCGTGAAGAAGCACAGCGTTATTACTTTGGTGAACCTTTTGGAGGAGAGCAGGAGGGACGCAGTCAATACGTTGATAGCAGCGTTGCCGATGCAATCGAGTGGATGAAGCCGAGCTTGATGCGTGTCTTTGCATCAGGCGATTCCATCGTCACGTTTAACCCGACGCGCCCCGACCAGGTCGAGCAGGCCAAACAGGCCACCGACTATGTGAATTGGGTTTTCCTTAAAAGCATGAAGGGCTGGAAAATTTTGCTGGATTGGTTCCATGATGCTCTGCTACTTAAAAACGGATTCGTTAAAGTCTGGTGGGATTATTCAGAAGACAAGCAAAGGGAAGAATATGAAAGACTGACAGACATTGAATTCGAATCGCTCATCAGTGTCGATGAAGTCGAGGTGATTGAGCACACGCAAACCGGCGAAGACATGGGCGGCGTTGAAGTTGTGTTGCACGATGTCGTGATCATGCGGACCGCAAAAGACGGGCGCATCCGAGTTGAGAATGTGGTGCCGGACGAGATCCTTCTGGCAAGAGAATCCAACTCTCTATCTGAATCACGGTTCGTCTGCCATCGGGTTAAAAAGACCGTCACCGAATTGCGCGAGATGGGATTCGAAATAGATCCCGATACTTTGCCCCGCGGCGATGACATGGACGTGCTCTCGGTCAAGCGCCTGGCACGTTACTCTTTTGATGACACTTACGAATTCGGTATTTGGGGCGATGCGGAAGAAGGCAACCAGGACAAGTCCACTTGGACTTACTGGTTGTACGAAGTCTACTTGCGCTGCGATTGGGATAATGACGGCCTGGCCGAGCTCAGAAAAGTTTGCCTGATTGGCGACAAAGTTTTAGAGAACGT